ACAGTTCCAGTAGTTGGAGCGTCAGAAACTAAAAGTTTCAAACCACCGACTTCTTTACCACCAGAACCAGTTCCGTCAGCATAAATTGAGCTTCCGATTTGGTTAGATAATGAAGCTTCGAGAACTTTCATTTTTTCAGCTAACAAATCAACAATTTGTTCAGGACCAGCATTTTGCGCATACTCTAAATCAGTCATGGTGACAGTACCAGTTAAGATTTTTTGTGCGAAAGTTGCGGTCGAGATTACATCTTGAGGAGTTGTATTATAAGTGTCATACTCGCCTTGATATTGAACAGTTCCGTTTGTGGCGTAACTTATTTTTTCTTGGAAAGTAGCACCGCCTGATTTTTTAACGATGTTTCCTTTTGCTTTCAATTTTTCAAGCAAAGGGTGGTTGTTGGTGATGTTATCGATAATACTAGGAGCGTAGTTGTCCAAAGTAGTAGTCAATAATTGCCCAACAGTTGAATTTGGATTCGGCATTTTATGTATTTTTTAAGGTTGTTAAAAATTTGTAAAAATCTATAACGCGCCAGCAAAATGTTTAGAAACAATATCATTTAATGCGGCTCTTGGATTAGCGGGCGCAACATTCACACTTGAAGTTCTACCTGAGAATTTTTTTAGCCTCTTGGCTTTTTCTAATTCCTCTTTACGCTTTTCTGTTGCCTTTCTAGTGATTTCAGCATCTCTCAATTCAACAAGCTCATCATCAAGCATCACTGCCTTTTTATAAGCTTGCTCCAGAGTTAAATCAGGATTAAATAGCGGGCTTTCTTCAATAAAAAAAGTAGCCATACTATTCCTAACTTTCTCAAAATGAGGAAATTTAATTTCACCATCACTATTTTTAGCAGATTTAAATTGCTCAATTTCTCTTGCATTTATATCTGCTGTTTCGTCTTGTTTCTGTCTTTCTATCTGTGCGAGCCTAGACTCAATGTTCTTGTAATGGTTGTCTCTAGTAATCTCTTCAGGGGTGCGATAATCGTACTCATCCTCAACAGGTTCTATCAAGCTGTTTATGTCAATTTTAGCGTATTTAGCTAAATCTTTTAGTGCTTGGATTGGGTTCTTTTTTAAAGATTCGTCAAAAGCTTTAAAATTAGCCATCTCCTTTTTTGTGTTTCCTAACTCAAGTCTCACTTGGTCTTCCCTAGCACGCAAAATTTTGCCTGCTTCTATAACCTTGGCTTGTGCTTCGGGGTCTTTAATTAATTCAACGGCTTCCCTAAATTCCCGCGGTTGTCCGCTAAGAGTTTTTTTTAGGTCAACGCCCTTGGTTTCAATATTCTCTTTTACTTCTTCTTCTGGCTCTTCTTCTGTATTATCAGTAGATTCCGCCTCNTCTTTTAAATNATTTACATCTTCTTCAATATTTTCTTCAATATTTTCTTTTATTTCTTTTTCAATTTCAACAATTGGATTTTTAGAATCCTCAATTTTGGTAACACTTTCTAATAATTTTTCTCTTAACTGATCTTGAACTTGCTGCATAAATTATTGTTTGTTGATAAAATTTAGAATTAAAATACTTTAATATAAATAGTTGTCAAATACTTTTTTTTAATAATCTTTAATNTGGCAACCAGCTTCTTTAATAGATGCTAAATAATTTGCCTTACTTGTATAAACTTTATTATCTAAATGGCTATAAATTCCGCCTTTGTCGTTTATTTGTTGGTCAATTGTTGGGTCTTTGCCGAGAACACTTCTTTTTAGTGCGCCCGTTGAATAATCTTCAATTGTTATCCATTCAGGTTTTGTGTAATCTCCATCAATGTAAACAAGTTTTTTAGTAGTCATTTAACAATCCCATTTGTTTAACGCTAATGCCTTTCTTGTAGGCTTGCCGTTTTTTTTCATTGGTCCTTCAACTCCAGACATTCTGGCGCAAAAAGATTTCCTACGATTTGCATCGGTAGGGCTTTTTTTTGCTTGNTTTGCACTAACTGGTGGCTTTAAATTGCTTCCAGTAGCATTATTATATTTTGCCCTGCCCTTTGCGGTTAATCCACCCGAAGGAGATTTATCGCCTTTGCTTAGACTTAAACTTACAGTTTTTTTTGGCATGTTTATTTTTTGGCAGTTTTTTTAGCGTCTTTAAAATCTTTAGCAGAAGGCGCTCCTTTTGCTCCTGCTTTTTTCATTTTCTCACCAGAACCTTCTTTTATTCTTTCTTTTTTAGCAGCAATATTTGCGTATAAACCTTTTTTCATAATTAATTAAATTTTATTTTTAAAGAAAATTATTATTTAATAACCTTTTCCACCTTTTTTAGTGCCTTTTTTTGTAGATTTTTTCATATTATCCTATTTTTATTTATACAAAAGTTTGTTTATTGGAGTCCCTAATAGTTTGATTTATATTTTCCGTTTGCGCTAAAGATTGCGCGTTCATTAATGCCGTTCTTGCACCAGTAATATCTTTTACAAGTTGATGCTCTCTATCGGCCGCTTTATTAGCATCGTTAAACTGTAAATTGTCTTGATGAAGCGCTTGCTCTTGCAATAACGCCGCTTTTTTAATGTCTAATTCTTGTTGCGTGAATTGCGCGTCTGTTGCTTGTTTTTCTGCCTTTAATTGCAATTCTTGTTGTTTAATTTGCATTTCAGCCTGCGCAAGCATTTCCTCGGCGCTTGGTCCTTTTGGCTCTTGTTCTTCTTGCGCAATTAAACTTTCTTCAACATTGCGGCCAACTTTGTACGGCTTAGAAATAAACAACATAAATTGCTTAAAAGCATCTTGCGTAATAATGCCAGACTGCACCAGCGGAAAGAATGAGCTTGAAAACTCAGATATTGAGCGGATGTATTCAATGCGATCAGTTTTTTCTTGTTGTTGGTCAATTTTAATAGTTGAATCGGTTTCAACATCAATTGCAAAAGTTCTAAGCTTATCATTTTTAATAAGTTTTTGTAACTCGGCGCCTTGCTCTGGCGTAATTGCGTAGCCTTTTAAATCTTCTAAAGGCTTCTTCATTGTTTTTTTAAACTGCTCTTTGGCTTGTTCATTTAGTTGTTCTAAGCTAGCAACTTGCTCAGGATTATTCGGGTCGGTTAGTGATTGTGCCTCTTTTAATAAAGCATCTAATTTGGCTGTTTGTGCTTTTTCAATTGCTAAAATGTCAACGATTTTAAGTTGAGTCATTTGCGCTAATTCTTCAATAGTGTAATTTTCAACGGTCAACTCGCAAAGCAATCTGATTAAATCTCTAACCCAAAACTCTAGTTCTTTTTGAAGCGGTTGAATTCGGCTAATTGCAAAGTTACCCTTTAATTGTTGAGCCGTTGCCGTTTCTGAAGCGGTGGTTACGCCCCGTACAATGTCACTAATGCCAGTAATATCTCTAATCGAGAAAATTACGCGGTCTTTCCTGTCGTTTAATTGCGCAATTGTTGCAATGATTTCGCCGAGAGGTTTAAACATCACTAAATCTTGAATCTTTTGATTTCCAGTTGAAAGCATTGGCGTCATAGTGCCATCGTCACCATTAAATAAACCAACCATATCAGATTTTTCAGCAATTGACGAATAAAGACCAGTTGCCTTGCACTGTTCAACTAAAGAGCGTATGCGGGTGTCAATTGTGTTGAGTTCTTCTGCTTGCGTTTTGTATTGTCTGTAAAGCGGAATTGGTCGCAAATCAATTGGATTAGAATTTGAGCCAAGTGGCGCGGCAATTGGAAAAAAATCTTTTAAATTATAAGGGTCTTCATCGTTTGAAAGAAGAGTACCCCCACCGTTCAGCGTTAAAAATAAACAAGATTTGGTTTCTTTGTCCCAAACTTCCCACACTTCAGCCATGGAAAATAAATCATTGTTGTTTTTTTTATTTTTATCCTCACTTAATCTGGTTGCGTTTAAAGCAACTGCATTTCCTTTTTTTTCACCAAAATCTTCAACTAATTCATCGCGGGTTTTATAGTGTCTAAAGGCTATCCATCGAACTTTTGACCATTCTTTATCAGTTGACATTCTAAAATCTTTCCAGTCAACATATTCAATCCGGCATTTCTTTTCAGAAGCATCTATTTCTTTTTCGTCATTTTCTAATGTAATTTCTTTTTCTGGATCATAGCAAACACGAGCCACGCCACGCCCACCTATTAAATAATCATCGCGACATTTAGAAATTACGGTTTCCGCATCGGAATCTTTCAAATATAAATCAATCGAGCGCTCCATCATTTCGGAAGCCACGCGATTAGTTTCGTTAGAGTCTAAAAATCTTTGCGTTATATTTGTTTTCGGAAGTCTAGAAAATAAAAGCGGGCGAAGTGTTTGTGTATTAGACCAGAAAACATTGTAGCGTTCTTCTGATTTTCCTTCATTGCTATAAACTGTAAAATTTTCGCCCGCTTCTGTTTGCCATTTTTTCTCGTATTTATCGGCATTTTCAATTTCTTTCGTCCATATTTCAACAAGCCCAGCATCACCCTTAGAGTGCGTTAAATCTTCTTTATTTTCAACTTGTACACCTTGCATTTATATAAAATCTAATATTTGTCATTTCGGTGACGCGTGCAAGCCTCTAATTTTTATTTTTGCTAAATAATTATATTTGTCAACAATTATTTTTTATTGTGCGCATAATTTTTAGGAGTAAAATCTCGATACCATTGCTCTTCTAAAGCCATTTGAGTTTTAGGAGCTTCAACAACGATAGGGCGAGACATGCAGAGATAGCGCAAAGTATCGACGGCATGATCTTCTAAATCACTATTTAAATCTTCGGGCTTAGAATTATCATATTGCATGATCGGAAGCGTTCTAATTAAATTCTTGCAAGTGTTGACGAAATATAACAACGGTTTGTTATCTTGCCCGCTAAACCTCGCTCTTATTTGTTGCCAACCCGCCACCCTTTTATTGTCCGCTGATTGCCAGTAAATTTTCTCTTTGCTCATTTGCTCCGCGATTGATTCACCGCTCGAAACATCAAATATTGCAGGATCCGCAACCATATTGTCCATTTTTTCACCCTGTTGCATTTCCTTCGTATTTTTAGCAATGTCGCCAGCGTGCATTTTTAACCCTTCGTTTGCTTTACCTGTGCATCCGTAAAATTCGCGATAAATAATAATTGCACCCCTTGGAAAGCTTCGTTTTATACCACCACAATCAACAAGCGAGCCGTCCGACACTGCACCCCAAAGCACGCAAAAAGGCTTAGAATAGCCCCAATCAAAAGCACGAATTTTAAACCATTCCGGCGGTATAAAAAACGGCTCGACAATATGCTTAGTTTTGTCAAAGTTATCAAAATAAGCTCCATCGATGCAATCCCAATCTCCATCTAACATTGCGCGCGCTAATGCACCGCCCAAGCCTTCGAGTTTAGCAGCATAAAGTGGATCGTTCAAAGTCATCGTTGGATTGTCAGCTAATTTAGCGGGAATAAATTGCCTAAACATTCCACCTTCACTATCTGGCATCTTTCTTATTTTCATTGGCTCACAGCCATCAATAAAAGTTTGTTTTACAAAATCATGTCCAACGCCCCCGGGATTCGAACCGCAAATAATTAATGGCAATTTTCCTTTAAATTGCGCAGGGACTACAAGCGAACCTAAACGGCACCTGCCTCGCAAAAATTTGTAGATTTTCTCACTAAAATGTGTGAGTTCATCAATTAGCAGTATGTTAATTTCTGCACCCTGATATTTTGTTAAATCTTTCTCATGTTGACAATGGC